ACGCGGTGTTCGGCTTGCCGCCGTAACGGGTGAGCTGCCGATACTCGTTCTGCAGGGTGGTGATCAGCGCGCCGCCTTGTGTCGGCGACGAGGTGATCGGAGCGCCACCCCACGCAGCAAGCGACGGCGTGCCGGTGACGGCAGTGCCCATCGCTGCCGTGTAGGCCCTGTTCCGCCACCAGGTCTTCACGCTGCGATCGATGCCGGCGACCGTGCCGGTCGTCGGATTGTCGGTGACCAGCGCAGCGATACCGGCGAGCGCCTTGGGATCCGCGGCGCCGTTGCCCCACAGCAGGCTGTTCATGCCGCGGGCGTATTGCTCCGAGAGATCCTGCAGCGCGTCATCGAGGATGCCGACCAGGACGGTGTCGTCGCGGCCGGAATGCTCGGTGGTGCGGTTTTCGTTGGGGTCTGCATCAACGACGGTGATGCCATCGGATTTCAGCTCGGAGTGAGTGAGCATGATACCGATGTGATGCTCCTTCCAGGGATAGATCGCCTGGGTCAGGTTCGCCGGCGTGTAGTAAGTCACCACGTCGTCGAGCTGGTAGCCCACGACCTGGTCGGATGTGCCGGGGGCCGCGGTGTTACCGAAGTCACCCTTCACGCTGATGATGATGTTGCCTCTGCCGCCAGGAAACGTCTTTTTCTTGCTCTCCATCATGGCGAGCAGCGGTTTTTCCTGGATAGCCTCTTGAAATGCTGTGCCCTTGTTGAGCCACCAATCGAGCGCAGCCGTGGTGATGTGGTTCAGTAGCGGTGCCGTATAGGTCGGCATCGTTTGCCTCTATGAGATCAGAGGCGTGCGCCCTCGCGTGCGAACCTAACTGCTTCAGCTAGACTCTTCGGCTCCGGCGCAGCGCCTGCGGTTCTGCCCGTGCTGCTCGGAGTTCGCGATGTCGGGCGTTTCTGAGGTGCCCAAGAGCGATAGCGCTCGTTCACACGCCGGAGCGCCTCTTCGGCGATCTTCACGGCGTGATCAGGTGACTGTGGTACGCCTTGCTCGCGCATCACAGCCCACATCGTATCCTGCACAGCGGTTTTTTTGTGCGCCGTATAGTCAGGATCGGACTGCGCTATGCGCTGCTCCCAAGTGTTGACGGTGTCACGCACCTGGTTCGCCAAGTTGACGCGCGCGGCCTGCTGCTGCTCGTTTTGCGTGTTGGTCTGAAACTCGCGGAACGCCTGGTTCTGGCGCACCGCGTTGTTCTGGGCCATCGCGCGGTCCATCCTCTCTTTCGAGAGGGTGGCGGCAGCCTGGGTCGTCATGTGACCCTGCTGCACCTGCTGCTGCAGATCGGGCGGAAGCGACATGCCGAGGTACTCTTCCGCAAGCCTCACGTAAGGCTTGATGCCCTCGTAGAACGTGCGGAAGTCACCTCGGCGCATCGCCGACGCCAGCTCGAGCGTCATCAAGAAATCTTCGCGACCGATGTCGTTGTCGCGGAGATATTTGGTGACGCTGTCGGCTGCTTGAGCGCTCGGCTCGAGGGTCTTCAGTCGCTGCACCTCGGCGCGAAGATCACGCCTTTGGTCCAGCAGCCGCTCGACTCGGTCCTTCGCGCTCTGCGAATACTTGGATAGTTCCTGTTGCGTGGGATCGTCAGGCAGCTCGGGTGCAGAACGTGCACCTTCTCCTGGCTTTGCGACTTGAGCGGGCGAGGCTCCAGAACCGAGCTCGTCTTCCTGTTGCCGTGAGGATCGCAGCTCCGGGACTGCCTGCTGCACAGCCTCAAGAAGAGTTTGCTTGGTTTCGCCTTGGTCCGCGCTGGACGACTGCGCGCTGGATACGTCCTGTGCACTTGGCGAGGGTGCGTTATCGCCAGTAGACGGTGATGGCGTTGTGTCGGGCGAAATGCCGGGCTCGTCAGCCATGGCCAACTCCCGAGCGTCATCCCGTCCTTCGGGCGCGATTACTACGACGAAACCGCGCCGATGGAAATATTCAAGAAAATTGAAAGCCTATGCCGGCATCGGTGGTGCACCGCCTGGCGTTGGATGTGGTCGCGGCGGTGGTGTGCCGGTGAGCTGACCCGCAGCATCAGGCGGCCCACCAGGCGCTTGCATCGGTGGCTTCGGTCCTGCGTTCATCGCGCCGGCCGGGCCCATCGGTGCACCTGCAGCTGCGCCGGCGCCTGTCATGGTCGGCCCTGCAGCTCCTGCGGGGCCGGTGCCCTGCGCCATGCCGTTCATCGCAACGATGCTCGGCAGCTGGCTCTTGAACGCCTCGGTGAGATCTAGGCGATCGTCGAGCCGGCGCAGCAGGTCCTTCGCCAGAAACTCCGGATCGATGCCGGGGATCTGGATCAACAGCGGATAGAGCCGCTGCGCGTTGGCGATCTCCTGCGCTTGGTTCGGTCGACCCATCGAGCCGGCCTCGACCTCGAGCAGGATCTCGTTGGCAATGTCCTGGGCGGTCGCGCTCATCGGCCAGACGGCGCCCACGCCCACGATCTGCTTGACGCGGTCCTGGCTCATTTCGCGCATCAGGATCTGGCCGCCGTTCCTGGCGAGCTGGGTCAAGAGATCGTTGAGGTCGTCGATATTGGATCCCATCGACGTCATCCTCGAGCCCTCGGCGATCTGCGCCTGGGTCGCGGTTGCGTTGCTGGTGCCGCCCAGGTTGGCTTCCTGGATGCCGGTCGTGCGCAGGATGTCCTCGTAGACCGGATTGACCTCGTAGAGGTTCTGATCGATGCCGGGGCCGGCGTAGGCCTGCAGCACCTGCTTGATGTCCTGGTTCGGCTGCAGCGCGTTCAGCTCGATGATGGCGTTGGGCTCGCGCTCGCTGAGCTTGTCGAGATCGTCCTCGTCGAGGGTGCCGTTGACGACCGCGGTGAACGGCCGAGCTGCGATGCGCTGCTCCTTCAGCCCTTCGCGGCAGCGGTTGTACTCGAGCTGCATGTCCTTCATCAGCCGCACGTCAGACGGCGGATACAGCTCGCGCTCGTCCTCGGTCTGATTGAAGACGAGCGCGTACCACGGATAGAAGCGCTCGTTGAAAATGTCGGGCGACGCCGGCTCGCGCAGAAATTCCTTGTAGCCGTCGCAGATGACGTACACCAGGCCGTCCTTGCGGCTGTAGATCTCCCACACCACCGCGCTCTTGGCGGCGCGATCGTCCCACGTCCTCGAGCCCGGATAACCCCAGTATGAGCTGCCGCCGGAGGATCCCATCTGCCACTCGCGCGACATCGCGACCGGATCCGGCCCGCCATAGTCGTTGGCGGAAAATTCGTTGCACTTGCCGCGCACGTCGACGCCGTAGATCTCCTCGATCTCGTTGAACGACAGCAGAAACTCCTCGCAGACCCAATCCGCAGCCACCCAATTCTTTAGCTCGAGGCATTTGATGTCGGGGATGATCCTGGTCGGCAGCGGATAGTCGAAGGTCAGCCCCTCGCGGACGACGCTGTTGGCCTGCGACTGCAAGTCGGCGAGCATCAATCTGAGCTGTTCGGCCTCCTTGTCCTGGTCGTCGGTGATGTCGTCGGCCTGGTCGGCCGCCAGGCGCTCGATGGTGGCGAGCTTCTCGGCCGTGTCGGCAATGCCCTTCTCGAGATCCGGCCGCTTTTCCATCACTCGCTCGTAACCGAGCTTGACGTAGGCGACGCCGTTGGTGATCGCGCGCCGCACCGTCGTCTTCATCATGCTCTTGAACGGATGCGGCTGGGTGTCGACCTCGTAGGCGTAGAGCAGCTCGAGCGTGCGCGCGAGCTTGTCCATCATGATGTTTTCGTTCTTGACGCGCGCGGCATCCATCATCACGTCGATGCCGGATCCGACCGCCTGCGCCATCAACGGGTGCACGCCAGGAATGTTCGAGGCGGCCATCCCACCGGCCGCGGCGCTCATGGCGTCACCGAGGCCGGTGGGACCACCCCCCATTGACGGCAGTGTCGATCCGCCGAGCGCGCCGCCAATGGTGCCGGAGATCTCGTTGAGCGACGGCATCGAGCCGCCCATCATGTTTCCAGGCATCGGCGGCGTCGCCTGCTGCGGCGGCTGGCCGGTTGCCATGGGCATGATCGCTCCCATGGCGCCTTGAGCTGCATCGAGCAGCGAGCCGAGCTGCGGCGCCGGCATCTGACCCATGGCCGCCGCCTGCTGGACCTGGCCCATCATCATGGCGCCCGACTGCATCAGCTGGTTGAGCGTGTTCTGGCTCTCGTCCCAGCTCGTCGCGATCATGCGCTCGCGCTTCCTGGCGACCGCCATCGGGTTTTTCGCGTAGAGGAACGCGGTCTTCTGGCTCACCATGCGGAGCGTAAGGTTGGCCGTGTAGCGGCGATCGTTGCTGCTCTTGCTCCACTGCTTGCCGAAGCAAAATTCCTGGTCCTCGAGCATGCGATTGAAGGCGGGCTTCCAGTACACCTTGGCCTGCTTGACGCGGTCGGTCCAGGCGGTGACCAGGCGCTCGCGCCGCTCCGGCAATTCGGGATCCTCACGCGGGATCACATAGGGCTGCCCGGTGTCCGGATTGATGTTGTCGCCACCGCTCACGTCCTGGCTGGGACCGGCGGGGTTCAAGGCGTCGGCGAGTGTTGTGTCTACCATCCCTCAAGACTCCTGCGGGCTCGATCCCTTCCCTCCTTCTTTCGCGTCCTTGCAAACAGCTCTCTGAACGTGCCCGTCACCATCTCCGGCTCGGGCTTCCTGTAGCGGACCTTGCCGTGCATCTTGCCGAGCCCCATGCCGACCAGGCTCAGCGTGTCGACGAAGTCATCTTTCGAGGCGTGGGGGAATTTCAGGATCTGGTCCTGCGCCTCGGGCCACCACCTGGTCCAGGTCGGGAAATGTACCTTCTTCATCGCGCAGCGCGCCTGGATCGCCTGGGCTCGCTGCTGCTTGTCGACCGCCGGCGCGATCGGATCGAGCGCACAGAACGCCTGCTTCTCGAGCATGCGCTTGCGCAGGAACGGCCCGATGCTCTTCTCGATGGCGCCCTTCTCGGCCCACCAGAACAGCGGTCTGTATTTTTTCATCAGCACGACCATGCTCTCGACCGCCTGCTGTGTGTCGAGCCGCATCCATACCAGGTCGGGCATGATCCAGATGTCGTCCTGGTCGTCGACGCCAACCACCATCAGGCAAGACTTGTCGGCCTTCTGATCGATGGAGACGGCGTGATCGCTCGCCGCATAGAAGCGCATTTTGTAGTTCTGCGGCATCTGATCCATCCGGTGATAGGGCACCAGGTCGACGTTGCGGAAGAACGCGCCCTCGCGCGGCGCCGGCCTGCCCTGGTAGAGCGCCGCGAAGCCGCGGGGATCGGTGTTGCGGATCTCCTGGAGATATTCCTTGCTGAACCGCTCCGGCCACAGCGGCTCGCCCTCCTGGCGGCCCAGCACGTCGTCCTGCTCCGCGAGCGCCGGCAGATCGATTTTGCGCCAGAGCTTGGCCTCGTCGATGTTGTAGCAGGCGTTCATGGGGTCGATCAGCCGGCCGACCAGGTCGTCCTCGGTCCACCTGGTCTGAATGATCACAATGGTGCCGGTGCTGTCCATCAGGCGCGATCGCAGCACCTGCAGATACCAGCTCCACAATTTCTCGCGCACGGTCGGCGAGTCGGCCTCGACGCGGTCCTTGATCGGGTCATCGAGCAGAATGCAATTGGCGCCACGGCCGGTGATCGAGGATCCGCGGCCGACCGAGAACACGACGCCGCCGGCGGTCGTCTCGAGGCGATTGACCGCGCAGGCGCCGACCTTGATCTCGACCTTGGGAAACACCTGCTGGTACTGCGGCGTGATCATGATGTCGCGCACACGCCGGCCAAGATCCCAGGAATAGTGTTCGTTGTAGGTCGCCACGATGATGCTTCTGTCGGGGTGCCGGCCGATATACCAGGCCGGAAACATCGCCGAGGCCAGCGTCGTTTTGCCGAACCGCGGCCCGACGTTGATCATCAGCCGCCGATAGTCGCCGCGCTCGACCTCCTCGAGCGCAGCTCCGATCACCCGGTGAAATCGCTGCGGCTTGTAGAGCGACACCCCAGGATCCTCGTCGTGCTCCGGGTGCGGCATCATGAGCTGGGTGAACGCAATGAGATCCTGGCGCGCAGCCAGGATGGCTCGCTTGCGTCGCAGCAGCAGAAGATAGCGGTCAGTATCCATCACCACTGTCGCCGTTCCTGGGACGTCCTGGCGGATCGGAGTGCTTGGTCACATGCATCGGCACATCCGGGATCTGCCTGATGGTCGCGCGCGGCGCCGACGTTTCCGGCAGCTGCATCGGCGGCTGCGGCTGCGGGCCCTGCACCGGCGAGGTGTGGTGCGTGTAGGTGTCCTTGGTCGGCGACACCGGCGGCGGTTTGGCCGTTCGCAGCGGCTTGACCGGATTAAGCGGTGGCGCCTTGGTCAACTTTGCCATGGGCTACTCCTTCTTCGGCTCGGGGTTGATGGTGTGGGCGAGCGCATCAGCGACGCCCATCGATGGCACGCCGCCATAGATCGGGATCTCGCCGGCCGCGGCGCGGCCAGGTGCGGTCACGCCCTGCCAGAGGCTGCGCGCCACCCGCTCCGGCCAGAGCTGGTAGCGCTCCTGGCCGCCGGTGCCGGTGAGCTTCGCAAACAGGTCGCCTAGACCTTCATCTGCCATGGCATCTCTCCTATTTTGCCAGGCACCGTTCGATCATGGCGTCTTTGCGCTCGATCGATTTCGCGACCTCACGCAGCACAAAGACAAGCATGATCAGGAACATTGTGTTGAGCACGATCACCGCGAGCGCCATCGGCGTCGAGCGCAGGCTGTCGATGACGTTGTTGGCGAGCTGCTTGACCATCACATCCCCAGCATTGCGATGTTGAAGCCGCCTGCAGGTGCCGGCGTGTAGGCGATGACGATCACGCCCTGGTAGCCGGCGCCACCAGCACCATTGGGGTTGCCGTATTGATCACCACCACCACCACCGGCGCCGCTGCCATAACCGCCCCCACTACCGCCGGCACCGCCGGCACCGCCTCCACTAGCGCCAGTGCCTGGCACCACACCGCTACCGAGAATATTGCCGCCACCAGGAGCACCGCCCGCACCGGCACTAGCGCTAGCGACGTTGCCGCCCGCACCACCGTTGCCGCTCAGACCAGCGCAACCACCACCGCCACCACCGCCGCCCTGTGTGCCCGCGGGATACGTTTGGCCACCGGCGCCGCCTGTTGTTCGGGTGCTGTTGCCCGCGTAACCGTAGCCTCCGGCGCCACCAGCATTCCATCCATTGACGCTCGGAGTTACTCCGCTTCCGCCGCCGTATGTGCCAACCGTGCCGCCGTTGAAAGACGTAGCGCCGCCAGGCGCTGCACCAACAGCATAGGATGCCGTCGCACCGGAGATCGTCATGTTGATGTTTTGGGCACAACCGCCGCCCCCGCCGCCTGTGCCGCCAGCAATGTAATAAGAGCAGGCGCCGATGGAGACATAACCGGCCGTGCCACCGTTTCCTCCGGCACCCAGGCAGACGACGGTGTTGTTATTGTTATTCCAGCCCACAGGCTTCGTCCACGACGAGCCCGATGTCAGCACCACAACGGTGGTGACAGCGATGACCTCCTTGAGGTGTTGCTTGCTATATCGCTCGACCTTCGCCACCAGCTCTTGCTGCCCTGGCGCGATCTGTCTCAACTCATGGATCAGCGTGTAGGTCGAGGCGCCGATCAACAGCGTGCCGAGCAGCAGCCGACGAAATGTCTTCTTGCGCAGACCAAACGGATCCTGAAATCCGCGCGGCTCGTAGGGCCATGTGAAGAACCATGGTTTCTTCATCGGCCTGCCTTCAAGACGTTCGCGATCGTGGTGCCGTCGACCAAGGCAACAAACCCATGCGGTTCGCCGGCAGTCCAGTTAAGGATCGTACCGCCAGGCTTCGCGTAGGCTTCAACGCCCTCATAGCGAGGATGTCCCATGCAGCGGATCCCGCCGTACATCAGCATGGTGATGTGGTTGTCGCCCTGGTGGTGAACATGCACAGGCATTTCCTCGCCGGCCTTCTCGAACGTGTAGATGCCGCCCCAGCACTTCTCATCGACGATCATTGATCGCTCTAGCATCATCAGACTGTTTTCAACCCTTTGATCGGTGGAGCTTGCGGTGGAGGCGGCGGATCCGGCCAACCGTCCTCGTAAATCATGCCGATCCTCACATGCGGCGGATAATCAGAGATCAGCGTATGACCCTCGACCTCGTCGACCGCAGGATCGGCGATGATGAAATTTGCGATCTCACCGGTGACGTTATCGATGACCGCGCACGGTTTGCTCATTGCAGTGCCTTGACCAGGTAGGTTGAGGTGCCGTTGATGCGGCGAATGCTGAAGATAAATTTTTGTCCGTTGGTCGTGACATACGGATCGCCGTTATTGCCCGAGGCAAAGGTGAAGCCAGACATCGTGATGCCGCCTGCGCTCGCACCATTGGTGACCAGGTAATCGATCGCGCAGTCGACCGTGGGCGCGGTCCAGGTCTGCGCACCATTGTTCACGACATACTGGTAGTTGCCGAACATCGGATTGCAGGTGAAGCCGCCGGCCTGCGTCGCGTTGTAGGCTGTGATGCCGTAGCCGCCGGTGATGGTCTGGTTGCCGGCGAGCTTCACGTTGCCGCTGTTCAGGCCGTCGACGTAGTGTTTGTCGGCCGCATCGGTCGGATTGACCGGATCGCCGGAGAGCGTGAGCGCCGCCGTCATTGCGCTCGAGCCGTCGGTGTAGACCGGCATCTTGCCAGGCTGTGCGCCCAGCGAGCCCCACACTGTGCCGTCCCAGCGATAGACCGGTTGACCTGGCACCGGCGGCGAGGGCCACTGCTGCCCGACCGTAGGCGTGTTGGGGAAGTTCATGCCCATCAGAAATCCCTCCCGCGGCGATCGATCCAGCCATACGTCATGACCGTGTAGCTGACAGTGCCGCTCGAGCGCATGCCGATGTGTGCGTTCAAGTCGGTTCTGATGGAGCAGGGACAGCTCGCCCTATCGTTCGCTGCCGTGGTGCCAACCTGGAAGCCGCCCGCTGCACTGGTTGCGGCTTGATCCGTCTGGTCGAGAGAGGTCGCCAAGAGGTTCTGTGACGCACCGGATGACGCGACCAGAATGAAGTTAGCCCAAACCCTGACGCCGGTAGGAACGGAGAGAGCGAGGACTTGCCTTGCGGCGGAATTGCCCGCCGCGCTGGCGTAGTCGATCTGTACCGCGCCCCACAGAAACTCATCGCCGACCTGGCTCATTTGCTGGAAGTTACCGCTGCCGCCGGTCGATAGCGCGCCAACACGCCGGAAGAGCGTGTAGGGAGACGGCAGTGTCGGTGCCGTCGCAGACAGCGAGATCAGAACATCGGTCGCGCCTGTGTCGACCCGCTTGATGACGTAGACGTGGTAGAAGGTGCTATTCGCGATCGTGCCGGTGTCGAGCCCTCCGACAGCGCTACCGGCCGCCCAGGCCGCGGTGCTCTTGGTCACCGTGCCGGAAAGCGTCAGTATATCGACAGCCGTGCTATCCGCTGCGGAACCGGCCGTGATGCTGAACGAGGTCGTGCCGCCAGCCGCCGATATTTGCAGACCGAAGATCGAGCCGCGCACAACGACGGCCGCGGGCTGCGCCCAATTGCCAAACTCGGTGACGATGACGATGCCTGGCGCACCCGCGCCGCCTGCTGCCGTCGAGGTCGTGGTTTGTGCCAAGCCACCGCCACCACCAGACCCATAGGCTGAACCGGCGTTGCCGGTCGTGGCGACGTTGCCACCACCTGAAAATGCCGAACCACCGCCGCCGCCAAAAGCGCTGGCGCCGCCTCCACCAGACGTGCCGTTCATGTTCAGGCTGCTACCGCTCCACCAGCCTGAATTACCCATGCCGCCTGGAATAGTGATGTCACCCGTTCCTGCAACACCGCCCACGCCCGCAGCGCCAGGGAACGTGGTTGCACTTCCTCCTACGCCCCCACCCTTACCGATGCAGAGTGAGCCAAACGATGTATCGGTGCCGGCCGTAGCAGAAGCACCACCCGCGCCGATCGTGATCGTCTGCGATGCGCCGACCTGCGCCGAAGTCAGAATTTTGCGTGCATAGGAGCCGGCACCACCACCGCCGCCGCCGAGCACCGTCGTTGAAGAAGCTACGGCCGTTCCACCACCACCGCCGCCACCGACACACTCGATGACGCAGAACGCCATGCCTGGCGTCGGCGTGTAGGTGCCGTTCGAGGTGAAGCGCTGGATCTTGCAGGCCGACAACTGGTTCGCGCCGACGCCGACCGGCGTCACCCAGGACGAACCGTCCCAGGCCCATTGCGGCACGCCTGGCGTTGCTGTTGCTGGGAAGAGCTGGCCGACTGTCGGCGATGAGGGAAAGTCGAGAGCCATCAGTTGTCCCTCCCTCGCCGATCGATCCAGCCGTGACTGTTGATGTAGAGGTTGACCGACGCGCTGGCGACAACCCTCACCTGCCCGTTCGTTGTCCTGATCGTGTACCAATAGCCGGAGCCGCCTGATGCAGATATCAATCCCAGGTTCAGGTTGCCTGACGGGACGTTTTGCACCTGCGAGCTTTGATCGGGCGATGTGATGAGGCCGTAGATACCCGCGGAGCCGGTGAAATAGACGTTGAGGATCGCCCAGCACTGCACCTGGGTTGGCACTCCCACGCTGAAGAGAGTAGCCGTCGTGCTGACCGCTGTGCCGTTGACCATCAAGACCGGAGCGTCGAACAAAAACTCATCGCCATTCTGGTGAAAATTCGTGAACTGGCTTCCGGTAGTCACCACTGATCCGATGCGGCGAAACTGCGTGTAGCCGCTCGGCAATGTCGGCGCCGTCGCGGAGAGCGAATACAGCACGTCAACCGCGAGCGTCGACGGATTTCGGATGACGTGGACGTGATACCAGGCCGCCGCTGCGATCGTGCCGGTGTCGAGCCCTCCGACGCCCATGCCTGCTGCCCAGGCCGCGGTCGTCTTGGTCATCGCCGCGTTCAGCGCAATCATGACGACGTTGGTGCTGTCGGCCGCGGTGCCTGGCGCAACGGAGAATGAGGTGACACTCACCCACGTCATTCCCAATCCCGCGAGATAGGAGCGCATCTGGACTGCGACCAGGCCGAGGTTGGCCTGCGCCTGCTGCTGCTGCGTCACCGTCAGGTTCTGGTTTACGTCGTACTGGATCGCGGCGATCGGTGCCGGCGTAACCGCGACCCACTGCGTGCTGGTGCCGTCGTTGTACGAGATGAAGAGCTGGCCGTTCGAGCTCTTCCACCAGAAGATCGGAATGTTCGACGTGGGGAGAGCCGGCGCCGTGTCCTGGGTGACGAGCTGGATGAAGCTCGACATATCGGGCATCGGCGCCGCGGCCACCCACTGGCTCGAGTCGGGATCCGCGTACCAGATGTACATCTGGCCGGTCGAGCTATTCCACCACAGTGTGCCGGATGTGGGCGAGGCCGGCGCCGTGTCCGAGATGACGATCGA